TCCGGCTCGCGTTTGCTGGGCTCTGGACCGCCGCCGATCGTGAAGGGCGATTCCGTTGGGCGCCGCGCCAGCTAAAGCTTGATTGCCTCCCATATGACGAATGCGACTTCTCACGCGTGCTCGACGCGTTGCTGACGCGTGGCTTTATCGTGAAGTACGAAGTTGATGGCAAGGAATACGGCTGCATACCTAGCTGGCACACACACCAGGTAATCAACAATCGCGAAAAAGCGTCCGATCTACCCGCGCCCAACGATATCAATGCCTTGACGCGTGAGGCACGCGTGGACGACGCGCCAGCCACGCCCCTTAAGTCTGCACAAGGGGAAGGGAAGGGAAAGGAAGGGGAAAGGAAAGGAAAGGAAATTAACTCTCGGTCGGTCGCTGACGCGACGCGACCCGGTGAGCATCCTAAATTTGAGGAATTTTGGAGGTCTTTCCCTCGACGGGATGGACCGAACCCACGAAAGCCGGCCGAACAGAAATTCTCAGCCCTCGCCAAAACCGGGGTTGATCCAGATGTGATGATCGCTGGCGCCAAGCAGCTATCGATTGACGAATCCAGGCGCGGAAACATCGGAACGCGGTTTATCCCGCAGGCTGTGACGTGGCTCAGCCAACAGCGATGGACGGATCATGCTGCGGCGGTTTTCGTGCAAGACGATGGCCTGATAGACGTTCGCGACCAGCGGCAGCTTGACGCTTGGGACGACTACGGCCGCAAGACGATCGGCAAGGGATACCCACGCGACAAACACGGCGGCTGGCGCTTTCCATCGAAGTGGCCGCCTGGTTACGAAGAGACGATGCTTGAGGGCGTCAAAAAGCTTTTGGCTACACAGTGACCGCGTTCGATCATCACAGCATCACGAAGGGGCAGACAGTGGCGAGAGCAAAACGACAGAAGCCGTATGATCCGAACAAGCCGCAGGTTCACGATAGGCGGGCAAAAACGATGAGCAACGCCGTCGTTCCGTTCATCATCTATACCGACGTAGATGACCCATACGCCTTGGAGCCAGGTGAAAAGATCAGGGTATCCCGGTCAACGCGGGACGATCCCTTGGGGGATATGTACGAACGGAAGATGGTGACGGAATTCCAATTCCATGCCGGCCGCGCGTTTCAGGACGATTTTGAGACGATCCAGTCCCGACCGCAGGCGATCGACCTGTCGCAACCCTTCGTGGATCGGAGCTTCAAGGCCAGAGGCATCTCAGAAGCCTATAGCAAGGCGTTTGATAGGCTAAACGCGGCCCATGCTGCTTTGGGCCAGATTGGATCTGCGCTCGCCCAGGACGTTCTAATTGATTCCAAGACCCGTAAGCAGGTTGCGGCGGCTAGGGGATTGGAAGGCAAGCGCTGGGAGGAATACTTCGGGATGCGCTTTCGGGAATGTTTGGATTGCTTAGCGCTGGTTTATGGTTTTTCGATGGAGAGTGGAAGATGACGTTACTTATTCTTGAGAAGGATGAGCGATTGGTACTTCAGTTCTGGGAGCACGAACATTCCAGCCCGCCAGAGGGCGGCGTTTACATCAGTATCAACCCGGTTTTGACAAAAGAGATTGATATCACGGCTCACATTGAACGAGCCGTGCAAGGCGCGCTTGCAGATACAATGAATGCAATATCGGACCGACTGGAAGATGCGTTAGCCGGAGCCGGCTCCTCTGCTTTGACAAGCATTTTGAAGACTTGAGCCGTTTGAGGGCCGCGATTCACAATCCCGTGAATAATGTGCGAAACGGTAAATAAATATTGCACCCGGTGCTGGATGTGGTACCAAAACCACGCTGCAACATTTGGGCTTGAACCTCGTCTGGCATCTGCCGGCCGGGGTTTTTTGCTTTTCAGGGATGTGGAATGTTCAGTCAGCCATACGAATACACAAAAGAAACTGCCCATCTTGTCTATGCCTTTGACGGGCGGGTAGACCAGAAGTTTACATGCGTCCGCTGCAAACGGACGATGCCAGAACAGCAGTTTGCCTTGATGGGTGAGGTCCGAAGGGGCCGGAAAACCGTCTTCGCGCTTCATCTGCATTGCCATACCTGTCGGCAGCAGAGGAAGGGTGAGTGGGTTGACCATCCTGATTATTCTCCGGCTCTTGATCGCTTTTGGCAGAAGCAGTTGACGCGGGTTAAGGCTGGGGCCGCCTCCCGCGGGATCATGGTCGGCGTGGACAAGGATGACTTGCTTGGACAATGGTTTAAGCAGGGCGGTTATTGCGCCATCACCGGCTTGGAATTGAATTGGAAGAGCGTCGGCAAGGCTGGGCGGGGGAATAAAGCTCACTTCGCTCCGAGCGTCGATAGAATCGACAGCCGCGGCAATTATGTGCCCGATAACATCCAGATCGTGGCGCAGGTGGTGAACCTCATGAAAGGTGATCTGCCCATGAAGTCATTTGTTGAACTCTGCGGCGTTATCGCAGACCGGAACATCAGCCTTTAACCAATCGGGCGGCGCGAGCCAGCACGACGCTACACATCCCCCCTGCCGCGCTTGTCGCGAGAGCGTCCTTTGCCGCTGCCGCCCGATACCCATTCCATCCGTGGTGTGGAAATCGCTCCACATGGTAGCAGTGCGCGCTCCTATCCCTTGCATGCTCGGCGTGGCGTCCGAGCCGGTTGGAACGAAAAAATGACCGCTCAAATCTACCAACTCCGCGATTACCAATCAGCAAAAGACCAAGAGCGCATAGCCAAACTGGCTCGTGAGATCCTGGATCAGATCGACACTAGCCCCTCAGAAATACCGTACGGCGGGGCAGGGATAGACGGCATGAAGTTCGAAGCGCCGGACAGCGACTCTGCTTGAGCAAGAGATTTCCGAGTCTGTTGAATACCTAAATTACTGGGAAAGACAGATCCGAATGCACACTATCGACAAGATCAGGCAGGCACTCGGGGGCAGGAAGTCAACCGTAAACTACGGCGCTAAAGGCGAGACCTTCGTAAACCTGCCTGAGAAATCAATCGAGGTGCTACCGACCGACACGGTAGACGACATCAAGGCTAAACTAGCCAATCCTTTCGAGGGAAAACGAATGCCGACCATTGGGGAACAACTGAAGGCAGCCAAGGCGGAGATCGCTGCAGTCAGGCAGGACGCGGCCAATACGGTTGTTGATACGCAGGACGCGGTAAAGCTCGCACAGCAGGAAGTGGACAAGGCCAAGAAGGAAGCCGCTGATTTGCGTGCTGAATTGGCTGAACTGACCAACGGGGGCCCGCTGTGAGCAATTTCGCGGCTGACGACACCCAAGCTATTGCCCAGCGCCTCAAAGAGATCGAGGCCGAGAAGCAGGAGGCTTTGACCGGATCAAGTGCGCCCGTCACCGGCCAAGAACCCAAGACCGAAGACATCCAGCAGATTGCCAAGACTTGGCACGGTTGGACCTATTCGCAGCAAGTCGATAGCTACAACGTCGAGGGCTGCATATGAAATCCCTCGCGCATCCGAACTGGCCGTACACTGGTACGCCGTGGGAATGGCGCGGGTTTGCTGAGAAGGCTATGCCGAAGGTGCAGCCGTCTTTCCATGCGGTTCATCGATCGGATAGTGAGTTCTTTCAGATGGTCTATGGAAGTCCTGAAGAACCAACGCCGGTTTTTGGCAACTCGATCTACCAGAAGCAGAACTTCGGACCTGATTTGAAATGAATTCAAGTTTTCAAGATGGCGCACGGTGGAGCTAGAAGGGGCGCGGGACGCAAACCGGGCCAGACGACCAAACTAAACCAGCAGGCCAGAGAACAGGCGCTTGAGGGCGGGATAAGCCCCCTCGATTACATGCTGGGCTTGATGAGAAACGAATCTCTTTCGACCGAAGACCGATTTGAGGCCGCAAAGGCAGCGGCTCCCTATGTGCATGCGCGCTTGGCTGCCGTTGAGCATTCCGGCGACATGACATTGCGTCACGAGGACGCCCTAGATGAGCTTGATGACGGACCGCGAGCGGACGATACGCCAGCGGCTGAGGGATGATTTAGAGCACTACGCGCTTAAGTGCCTGAAGATCAGGACCAAAGCGGGCGCTGTTGCCCCGCTGATGTTCAATCGGGCGCAGCGATATATCCACACCAGGCTTGAGGAGCAGAGGTCTAGAACTGGAAGGGTTCGTGCTCTCATTCTAAAGGGCAGGCAGCAGGGCTGCTCGACCTATGTGGGTGCAAGGTTCTACCATCGCACAACGCATGGGCGGGGCCTTAGAACGTTCATTCTCACGCATGAGGATGCTGCGACGCAGAACCTGTTCGAGATGGTCAACCGCTATCACGAGCACTGCAAGACCTTGGTTAAGCCCTCGACGGGGGCCGCGAATGCCAAGGAACTGAATTTCGACAAGCTCGACTCGGGCTACAAGATCGGAACGGCCGGCACAAAGGGCGTGGGGCGCTCTTCAACGCTGCAGCTATTCCACGGGTCAGAGGTTGCGTTCTGGCCTCATGCCGAGACACACGCCGCGGGGGTGCTGCAGGCCGTGCCGGATGAGATCGGGACCGAAGTCATACTTGAGAGCACGGCAAACGGCGTTGGTAACTTCTTTCATCAGAAGTGGCGCGACGCTGAGAATGGCATAAGCGACTATATCGCGATCTTCGTCCCTTGGTACTGGCAAGAGGAATACCGCAAGGATGTTCCGCCAGGCTTTGAGCCGGACGAGGAGGAGCGCGAATACGCTGAATTGTACGGGCTTGAGCTAGAGCAGGTCGTCTGGCGCCGGAACAAGATTTCGGAGCTGAAAGACCCGATCCTGTTCAAGCAGGAATACCCGGCGACTGCCGCCGAGGCGTTCCAGATGAGCGGGCATGATGCCTACATTCCGCCAGCCCTTGTTGCCAAGGCGCGCAAGGCCGTGTGTGAGCCATCTGGTCCGTTGGTGGTTGGGTTCGATCCGGCGTGGATGGGCGTTGACAGGGCTTCTATGGCCTTCCGGCGCGGTCGCAAATTGCTCAAGGTCGATAGCCGCACCAAGCTCGATACCATGCAGGCGGCGGGCTGGGCCAAGCACGTGATCGATACGCAGAAGCCGAAGCGGCTGTTTATCGATGTCGGCGGCGTGGGCGCTGGTGTGTATGACCGGCTGCGGGAAATGGGCTACGGCGACGTGGTGCGCGCCATCAACTTCGGCGGCTCTCCTCTTGAGCCTGAGCGGCCGGAGGGTGGCGGACCACTCAACCGTCGCGCTGAAATGTGGATGAAGTCCAAGGAGTGGCTGGAAGACCCTGCGGGGGCCGATATTCCTGATAGTGACAGTCTTCAGGCCGATGCCTGCGGGCCATCCTACAAGTGGGACAGCAACACCAGGCTGGTCCTTGAGAAAAAGGAAGACATGCGTCGCCGCGAGGTTCCGAGCCCGGACGAGTGGGACGCGGTAGCTTTAACATTTGCAGAGCCGGTTGCGCCGGATTGGGACGAGGATGACGAGGATGATCCGAACCGCGACCGCGGCCGATCGAGCGTGACGGGCTACTGATGGCCTATTACCAGGCGACCGAGCGCAAGAAAGCCCCGGCACTAGAAAAGACCCTTGCGAAGCTCGTTGCCTATGAGCAATCGGCCAATATCGCGGAAGACCTCGACCAGGAACAGCTAGAGAAGATCGGCCAAGAGGTCCATCGCAAGTACGAGATCGACAAGAAGTCCCGCGCCGATTGGGAGGCCGGCTCTGAACGCGCGATGGACATTGCGCTGCAAGTTCGAAAGCCGAAGAACTACCCGTTCGAGGGCGCAGCGAACATCAAATATCCGCTGGTGACGGTTGCTGCGCTTCAGTTCGGGGCGAGGGCGTATCCTGCGATCATCGACGGCCAGCGCATCGTCAAGGGCCAGGTTATCGGCAATGACTCTGGCGTGCCGATCAAGGACGATAATGGCGACCCAAAGGTAGACCCGTTAAGCGGCGAGCCCCTGTGGATCAAGCCACCCGGCGAAAAGCGCAAGAAGGCCGACCGGGTATCCCGGCATATGTCCTACCAGCTCCTCAACGAAATGGAGGAGTGGGAAGAGGACACTGACGTTCTATTGCACCATCTGCCCATTGTTGGCTGTGCCTTCCGCAAAGTGTGGCGCTCGGAGACGCTGGGCCGCAACAAGTCCGAGATGGTGCCGGCGAAACACCTGGTCGTGAATGACAAGTGTCGCTCGCTGGATGAGGCGCCGGCAGTCACGCATGAAATCTTCCTGTACCCGCAGGACATTGAGGAGCGGAAGCTTTCGGGGGTGTTCCTGGATATCGAGCTGGGCACGCCGCCGGCTGACGGGGACAACGACGAAGATGCGCCCCATATGTTCCTGGAGCAGCATCGCTACATTGACCTGGACGAGGACGGCTACAAGGAGCCTTACATCGTCACGGTCCACAAGGATTCGTGCCAGGTCGTCCGCATCGTGGCCAATTTCACGATGGATAAGGTCAAGGACAACGGCAAGCGCATCGTTCGGATTCCGAAGGACCAGTATTTCGTCAAATATTCGTTCATCCCTGATCCGAAGGGCGGGTTCTACGATATCGGGTTTGGAAGGCTTCTGGAAAGCCTGGGCGAGACGATCGACACCACGATCAACCAGATGCTCGATGCGGGCCACCTTCAGAACGCGGGCGGCGGGTTCATCGGTACTGGCATTCGCCTGAAGAAGGGCGGCCAGATCAGGGTTTCGCCGGGCAGGTTCGAGCAGATCGAGGTCTCGGGCAGCCTGAAGGATCAAGTTCTCCCGCATCAGTTCCAAGGCCCGAGCGAGGTGCTGTTCAACCTCTTGGGGATGATGGTCGAGGCGGCCAAGGACATTACCGCCGTCAAGGACATCCTGACCGGCGACACCAACGGCCAGACTCAGACGGCGACCACAACGCTTGCGATGATCGAGCAGGGCCTGAAGGTCTTTACGGCGATCTACAAGCGTATTTACCGGGCGCTGAAGGACGAGTTCAAGCTGCTGTTCGAACTCAATGCCCGTCACATTGACGAACAGGAATACTATACCTTCAACGACGAACAGGAAGTCGTTGAGAAGTCAGACTATGATCTGGCCTCAATGGATGTGTGCCCGGTTGCTGACCCGAAGATGGTCACGGACATGCAACGCATGACGCATGCGCAACTGTTGATGCAGATCGCCGAGCATCCCGCGTTTGGACCTATTCAAAACCCACATGAGGCTTTGCGCCGCATTTATGAAGCAGCGGGCACGGAAGAGCCGGACAAGTTGATTGTGAAGCAGCAAGGGCCGAGCCCGGCTGAGCAGCTTCAGATGGCCGAGCTTGAGTCCAAGACCATGAAGAACATGGCGGGCGCGGAGAAGGACGCCGCGACGGCTGAGAAGACCAAGATTGAAACCTCGCTGCTGCCGCGTCAGGCCGATGCTGACGTTACTGACACGCTGGCCGGCGCCCAGAAGACGATGATGGAGACTGCGCTTGCGCCCGCTCAGATAGAGCAGGAAGCGCACGCAAGGGACATGGACGACGCCCACAAGGATAAGGACCGCGAGCAGGCCAAGGTAGAGGCCGCCGAGGACCGCGCGATGGGTAAAGAGCAGATGAAGGCCAAGGCCAAAGAGAAGAAAGCTAAGGAGCCGGCTTAGTTTGGTATATCGCTGATTGATTGGAGGGGAAATCATGAGCGAGATGGTTGAACGAGTTGCGAGGTTGCTGCGTGAGGCGCGGGGCTGTGAAGCGCCCTCAATAATGCAGGGAGACGTAATTCCCTGCCCATTCTGTCGGTGGGGTTCCGATGAAGACGGCAAGCCCCACGAGGAGACCGGCTGCTTCTGGTGGGCCGAGAGGATCATCGAGGCGATGCGAGAGCCGACAGAAGCGATGCTGGAAGCCGGAGCAGAAGGGTCCGGTGAAGATAGTCGCGGTGTTGCGACTGGCGCTTGGAATGCCATGATTGAAGCTGCACTGAAATGATCGACCGCGAGATGTTCGAGGAATGGCTGGCCCATCCAGTCACCGAACACGTTCTAGCCAAGGTCAAGCAGACCGCGGAAGCCAACAAAGACGAATGGATGCAGATCAGTTGGGTGGGTGGAGACGCCGATCCCTACAAACTGGCCATGCTGAAAGCCCGGTATGAGGCCGGGCTGGACTTGAGCGAACTTGAATGGAGCGACATTGATGACGAATCCCTCGGGAATCCTCCCGACCGAGTTTAAGGTTTTGATCCTCCCGACTGAGGTGGGGGACAAGATCGGAAGCATTTACATTCCCGACGAGCACAAGGAGCGATCCCAGTTCGCCCAGATGGAAGGGACGCTGGTTGCCCTGGCTCCGTTGGCCTTCACCTACGACAAGTGGGAAGGCATCGAGGACCAGAAGCCGAAGGTCGGAGATAAGGTTCTGTTTGCGAAGTTCGCTGGCTTTACCCACAAGGGCAAGGACGGGAAGAACTACCGCGTGGTGAATGACAAAGACGTGTCGGCGGTGCTGGCATGACCGAAGCAGCAGAAGCCGATACCCCGCTGGAGCAGTTCGTAGACGACTCGGCGCCGGACGAGATCGAAAAAGCCAAGTCAATGGGCTGGAAAGACCCCTCCGAATGGAAGGGTTCGCCTCCCAAATTCGGGTTCATCAAGGCAAAGCAATACCTGGAGCGCGCGGAAACCGTCATTCCGATCATGCGCTCGGAAAACAAGAAGCTCAAGGACGAGCTGAAGGAAGCCCGCGACGAGCTGAAGTCCTTCAAGGACGAAATGGCCGGGACCGTCGCCAAAATGGCGAAGATGTCCAAAGTGGCGCTGGATCGCCAGCGAGCACAGCTTGAGGACAAATACGCCAACGCGATCGAGGCCGCGGCAGAGGTCGGAGACAAGGAGCAGGTTCGCAGGCTTCGCGAGTCTGAGCGCAAGGATCTCAAGGCATTTGACGAGGCGGCCGAGGAAGCCGCAGAGGTCAAGACGGAAAAGGGAAAGGAAAGCGTCAACGCTGCCCTTCCCAAGGATGTACAGGACACCATCGGGCACTGGATCGGGGAAAATGCCTGGTATTCGGCGGACCCTGAGATGCAGGCCGTGGCGAACACCTATCACGGCAAGCTGCTCAAGGAAAAGCCGGGTCTGACGCTGGCTGAAAACCTTGAGGAAACGCGCAAATACGTTGCAAGGCGCTACCCCGAGAAATTCAAGGTCGAGGACGAGCCCGATGAGAACGAGGATGAGAAGCCCGCGCGGGGCTCGCGCGTTGAGGGCGGTTCTCGCATGGCTGGGGGAGGAAGCGGGTCAAAGTTCTCCAAACTGCCGGCTGACGCCAAAGCGCAGGCCGACAAGTTCATCAAGGAAGACGGGCTTTTCCTCGAAAAGGGAGAAGACCCCATAAAAGACCTGAACAAGGCGCGTGAACGCTACGCAGCCGACTATTTTGGAGACGACAAATGATTGAGGCTGAAACCAAGCGCGGGCCTGGCCGTCCTCCCCGTTCGGAACAGGTGCAAACCCAACGCCGCCGCCGCTCCGATAGCGGCGCAAGCGCAGGTCTCAAGCTCCATGTCCCCGAGGACATGAAAGACCCGAATTTCGAATATCGCTGGGTGAATGACCGGCCGGGCCGGATTCACCAGCTTACGGTACAAGATGATTGGGACGTTGTTTCAACGGATCGTCCCGATCAGCTTACGGCTGCCGCTGAAGGCAGCGTTATGAAGAGATCCGTTGACAAGTCCAATGGCGACAACGCCGTGCTTCTGAGGAAGCCAAAGGACTATTTTGAGGCAGATCGGAAAGAGAAGCAGCGGCCCGTGGATGAGATTGAAAAGGCTCTCCGCAGTGGCCCGGCTCCCAGCTCCGAAGGAATTTCTGGATCGGAAGCCTACGTTCCCAATGGGAAGAACACCATCGGGCGTTAGGCACAAACCCTAAAACCCATCTTAAATTCAGGAGGCCAATTTGGCCAACACTAACGCTCCCTTTGGGTTGCGTCCTGTCCGCTATGTGGACGGGCGCCCCTATAATGGTGCGGTGGAATACTACTTCGCAACTGGTGCGACGGGCGTCATTCGTCCCGGCGATCCGGTTGTGGAGGCGGGTTCTGCCAACACCTCCGAGTTCCAGGGCTGGGCCCCCGGCACTCTTCCGACCTGCACCGTTGCGCTTGACGGTTCGGGCGACCCGATCACGGGTGTCTGCGTTGCGGTCATGCCCGTCACGCGTGACTCCCTGGTGTATCGTGAGACTTCGACCGATCGCATCATTGCTGTTGCGCGCGGCGCCGACCTGATTTTCGAAGTTCAGGCGGACGCTGGCGGCACGGCGATTGCTGCGGCCGATGTTGGCCAGTTCGCGGTTCTGAAGGCTGCCACCACGGCAACCCTCCGCTCCGACTGGACGCTCGATACGGCCACCTCTCCCGCCACCACTGCGGCATATCAGGTCAAGATCATGGGCTTCGGCAAAGGTCCGAAGAACGAGATCGGCGCTTATGCCGTTCTGGAAGTCCTCGTTAACAACCACACGCTCGCCAACATCGCTGATGGTGGCCGGCTGACTGCTGTTTAAGGAGGAACCGAACAATGGCAGGCGTTATCACCACTGGCAACCATCCGAAGGCCCTATGGCCGGGGATGCACGCCTTCTTCGGCGCTTCCTATCGGGAACACCCCGAGGAGTTCCGGGAAATCTTCAACGTCGAGAAGTCTTCCAAGAACTACGAGGAAGACACGGCGCTGACCGGCTTCGGCCTGGCTCCGACCAAGAACGAAGGCGGTGCCATCTCCTACGATTCCGAAACCCAGGGCTTCACCAAGCGCTATACCCACGTTGTGTATGGCCTTGGTTATGTCGTGACCGAGGAAGAGTTGGAGGACAACCAGTACGAGATCGTTTCCCGCAAGCGCATCAAGCGCCTGGCGTTCTCCATGCGCCAGACCAAGGAAATCGTCTGTGCAAACGTGCTCAACCGCGCTGAAACCTCCGGTTATACCGGCGGCGACGGCAAGGTGCTGCTGGCGACCGATCATACTTCGACCAACGGTAGCTGGAGCAACAAGCTTTCCACTGCAGCGGACCTCTCGGAAGCTGCCTTGGAGGATATGTGCATCCAGATCGGCCAGGCCACCAACGATCGCGGCCTGCAGATTGCCATTCGCCCGACCAAGCTGATCATTCCGATCAACCTGATGTTTGACGCCAAGCGCATCCTGAAGTCGGACTATCAGTCGGGCACGGCGAACAACGACATCAACGCCCTGAAGGGTATGTTTGACTTCACGGTCAACCACTACCTGACGGACACCGATGCGTGGTTCCTGAAGACCGACGCGCCGAACGGTATGACCATGTTCGAGCGTCGCGCGCTGTCCTTTACTCAGGACAACGACTTCGACACGTCCAACGCCAAGGCGAAGGCCACCATGCGCTTTAGCGTGGGCTGGACCGACCCGCGCGGCCTGTACGGCTCGCTCGGCGCCTAAGGCTACCTGGGGCGGCCTTCGGGCCGCCTCTTCCTTCTCACCATCGGAATCCTTTCACCAAGGCCCTAACGGGTCGATTGGGAGACTTTTTCATGTCTGCTTCTATCATCTCCAACTATCCGAACGGCTTTGCCAACGGCATTGCTATTCGCGGTATGCCGCTTTCGGTTTGCCATCCCGGCAAGGTGTTCTGGGTCTACAACGGTACGGCCCTGCTTCCCGGTCAGAAGGGCGGTTCGAACGGCAACAAGGGCACGTTCAACGATCCGTTTGCCACGGTTGACTACGCTGTCAGCCAGTGCGTCGCAAACCGCGGCGACATCGTGTTCATCAAGCCGGGCCACGCTGAAACTTTCGCGGCTGCCGATGGCTTTGACCTCGACGTGGCCGGCGTGGCTGTTGTCGGTCTCGGAACCGGCACGCTGAAGCCGCAATTCACGCTGTCGGCAACGACTTCGGACGTGAACATTTCCGCGGCCAATTGCTCGCTGATGAATGCGGCCTTTGTGCCCAGCACCTCGGACGTGGTTCGCGCGGTTCAAGTGACTGCGGCTCATGCCACGATCAAGGGCCTCGATTTCCTGGATGCCGGCGGCACCAATGAAATCCTGACCGCGATCAAGGCGACCAGCACGACCGACAACAACGCGGACGGTCTCTGGATCGAGGGTTGCCGCGCCTACAGCACCTCGACGGCGGTTCTGGAGTTCCTGGAGTTCAACGCCCACATCAACGGGCTTGTCTTCAAGGACAACATCATCATCAACGAAGGCACGGCGGCGGGCGTTGCGATTGCTGGCGCGACGGGCAAGAACCTGCTCAACGCCTATATCGGCTACAACAAGACCTCGAACAAGGCGACCTCGGGCAACATCTTCATTGACTCGGACTCCACTGCCTCAACCGGCATTGCCGAGAACAACCTGATGGGCCACGCTGACGTGACCGGCGCCCACGACAACGGTCTGACCGGCATGGGCTTCCGCCTGTTCAACAACCTCAGCGTCTCGACCGCTTCGCTGTCCGGCTTCGTCCTGCCGGCGATCGACGTGGACCTGTAAGGGTTGCCCAAACTCGGAGAAAACGAGGTCTATCGCTGCATCAAGGCGGTGGACCTCGCCCCGGTTCTCGGTTCGCTCGGCGGGCTCCAATGGACGCGCGCCGGGCAAACCGGGAAATATCCCTGCGACGTGGTTATCAAGAAGGCGCTGCCGCGTGAGATCATGGCCCTTATCGAAGGGCTGGACCTCGGCGGCACGCTGGCAAGGGCTGTCTTGCGAAGGCTGGCGCCGCGGCAGGATATCCCGCCCCATGTGGATGACTGGATGCCGGCAGAGGCTGATTGGCGGCGCTTCCAGGTGCCACTGGTGACACATCCCGACGTGGTGATGCGCTGGCCCGATGATGGGGTCTCGGTTCATCTGGAGCCGGGGTTTCTCTACGAAGTCCGATATGACCGCACCCATGAGGTTGTTCATGGGGCAGATTGCGAACGCATCCACCTTCAAATCGACCAGGTAAACGCAACCATTTAGGAGACGGCTTACATGGCCGATACAGTTGACACCAAGGTTCTTCGCAATGCGACGGGGCACTATACCGTTGTGCTGCAGAACCGTTCTGACGGCACGGGCGAGAGCGACGTTACCAAGGTCGATATTTCCACGCTGCTGAACGCCGCGGGACAAACGGCCACATACACCACGATCGAGCGCATCGATTGGGCGGTGTGGGGCTTCAACTACGTCCTCCTGGAGTGGGATCACACCACGGATGACGAGATCGCGACGCTTGCGGGCGTTGGGTCGCTGGACTGGACCTATGAGGGCGGCAATGTCGATCCCAGGTCATCGGGTGGAACGGGAGACATCCTGCTGACCACGAGTGGCACGACCGCTAACTCCGGCTATGACATCACCATCCGCCTGAGGCTCAAATGAGCAAGTTTACTGAGGCTGAACGTAAGAAGAAAGTTCAGTCAAAGTTTCAGTCAAAGTTCGGCAGCTCGGCCTCTGGTAGCCAGCCCGGCGCAGTTGACGGTTCTTCTCCCTCTACTGCCGGAACCCCGATGGGGCTCCTCTTGGTTCTGACCTATCCGACCTGATGACCTACGTCCGCGGCGACCACTGGAAAATTTGCGATGTATGCGGCTTCAGGAAGCGCGCGTCCGAAACGTCAAAGCGCTGGGATGGCCTGATGGTGTGCCGCGAGGACTGGGAGCCGCGCCACCCGCAGGATCATGTCAGGGGGCGTATTGATAGGCAGACTGTGCCCGATCCGCGCTCTGAGCCCGCTGACGTGTTCATTGACGAATCCGAGACGATCATCCTATGAGCACGTCAGGCACGGCAACATTCTCCCGTAACCGGGATCAACTGATCAAGGCAGCCCTGCGCAAGGTCAACGCCTTTGAGGCGGGCGAAACGCCGGACTCCGACAGTTTGAACGATGCTGCCGAAGCCCTTAACACGATGCTCAAGCACTGGCAGGGCAACGGTATCCAGATTTACAAGACGGTTGAGGCTGTTCTGTTCCCTCAGGTCGATCAGGTCCGCTATTCGCTGGGTAGCACGTCAACCGATCACGCCACGGAAAGCTGGGTGGAGACAGAACTTGACGTTGCTGCATCCAGCGGAGCCTCAACGATCACGGTCGATTCCGTCACTGGCATTGCGACGACCTATAAAATCGGCGTTGAGCTTGACGACGGTACGATGCACTGGACGACCGTCAACGGCGCCCCGGCCGGTCAGGTTGTCACCCTTACAGCCGCGCTTACCGATGATGCCGCTATCGGCAATCGGGTGATCTGCTACCAGACGAACCTTGTCCGCCCCCTCAAGATCCTGTCTGCCCGCAGCTACAACTTCGACAGCGCGATTGATACGCCAGTCGAGGAAATGGACCGGCTCGAATACCAGAACATGCCGAACAAGTCGGCCCAAGGCGCGATCAATGCCTTCTATTATGATCGCCGCGAGAACTCCCTTGGCTACCTCTACCTGTGGCAGGCGCCGGCAACGGTTGACAATGCCGTCAAGATGACGGTTGCCAAGCCGATTGAGGATTTCACGGTCGCTGGCGATGACGCGGACCTTCCTCAGGAATGGATCAGGGCCATTGTGTGGGGTTTGGCTGACGAGATCGCCGACGAATACGACGTGCCGGAGCCGAAACGTACCAGGATCGAGCGCCGCGCGGCTCAGTACCTCAATGAAGCCAATTGGTGGGAGAGGGAATTGCTCTCCATTCAGTTCGCCCCCGAATGAAGATCCAGTTCGCGACAAACTCCTATAAGAGCCCGTCTCTACCGATCTCGGCTCAGCGCGTGGTCAATATGTATGCTGAGCGGCAGCCGCCGGACGCCAAGACGGACGTGGCCGTGTTTGGCTGTCCCGGTATCGTGCAATTTGCGACCTGTGGCACTGGCCCGGTTCGTGGGATGCACAGGATGGGCGGCGTTCTCTACGTCGTGTCCGGGCAAAGGCTCTATTCGGTGACTTCTGCGGGCGTCGCAACCGATATCGGCGGATCGATCCTCGGGAGCAGCCCAGTCTCTATGGATGACAACGGCTCCCAGCTCGTTATTACCAATGGGTCGAACGGCTATCTTTACAGCACGACGCTCGGCTTCGTTCTGATCACGGATACCGACTTCAACGCCCCGGAAACGGTTCAGTTCTTCGACCAGCGGTTTTATTTCGACTGGAAGAACACGAACAAGTTCTTCGGCTCTGACCTGCTGGACGGCACGTCGTATAACGCTCTTGTGTTCGCCTCGGCGGAAGCGCGTCCGGATAACGTCAAGGCAGTAGTTCTGAACAAGCAAATCCTGCTTGTGTTTGGTGAGCGCACGATTGAGCCTTGGCAGGACGTTGGCGCGGCCAATATGCCCCTGGAGCGCGTGCCGGGCGTTGTGATCGAGAGAGGCTTGGCTGCCCCAAGGGCTACGGCCAAGGAAGACAATTCGGTTTTCTTCCTCGGAGAGGACCGCAGGTTTTATCGTCTGGATGGACTGACGCCGATAGGGATCAGCACGCCAGCCCTTGACGCGGAATGGCAGAACTACAGCACGGTTTCCGATGCGTTTTGCTTCTCGTTTAGCTGGGCCGGGCATAAGTTCGTTATTCTGCACTTCCCAACGGCCAACACGACGTTCGCCTTTGATATCGCATCCGGGCTGTGGCATGAGCGGGAGTCGTGGGATCTGAACGGCCGGACCCTCGGTCGCTGGCGCGCCAACTGCCATGTAAACTGCTACGAAAAGGAGCTGATCGGAGACGCCTTCTCTGGCGTGATCGGTTATCTCAGCGCCACGACCTACACGGAATTCGGCAACACGACGCGGGCGCTGTTGACCTCGCCTCCGATCCACGAGGACCGCAAGCGGCTGTTCATCTCTCGTCTGGAACTGGACGTTGAGGCAGGGGTAGGAATTAACACGGGGCAGGGCTCCGATCCTCAGTGGATGCTGCGAAGCTCCAAGGACGGGGGGCGGACCTATACGAACCTGCAGAAGTGGCGTTCGGCGGGGGCGATCGGAAACTACCGGACGCGGCTTCGCTGGCTGAGGATGGGCCAGGCTCGGGAGCGGGTGTTTGAGGCGACGACCACTGATCCGGTCAAGCGGACTCTGATTGCGGCCAACGGCGACGGTTATACCGGATGAGCATCGCAACCGCTGCCATCGGAAGGCCGATACCGAAGCCCAACGGGCTATTCCCGGTTGTCGATATCAAGACGGGATGTTTGACGGAACACGGGCTGCAGCTTCTTGCGCAGATGCACGGCTTTATCGTCGGCATGAACCGGATTACGCCATGCAACGCATCCGGGACCAACGTCATAACGCTGACGCCGCTCGATGCCTCGCCGTTGATCGAAAAATACGTTGATTATGAGGTGTTTTCGTTTGTTGCAGCGAACACTTCAACGGGCGACGTTACGATGACTGTGGTGCCCAGGGACGGCACGCTGTCAACGCTCAAGGCGTACAAGACCAATGGCGCATCGCAGGCAACGACAAACGATATCGTTGCCGGCTCGCTTTACCTTGCGATCTATAACGATGCGCTGGACACTGGAGCCGGGGGGTTCGTTATAAAGTGAAGGCTGAAATCCGCCACGCCGAGCCGGACGACCTGAACGTGCTCCTGGAAATGGGGCGCGACTTCTTTGACAATTCTCCGAACGGCGCGTTCACGACATTTGATGAGAATTCGCTGACATCGACCCTTATCGCGCTGATGAGCGGGGTGGCGGGCGGTTCCTTGTTGGTGGCGGAAGCTGATGGGCAGGTCGTGGGGATGGCTGCCTGTGTAGTGTTTCCGTTCTATGCCAATCATTCCACCTTGATCGGGCAGGAAATGTTCTGGTGGGTAAACCCGGAGCATCGCAAGGGCATTGGCGGGTCACTTCTTGACGAATTAGAGGCTGAAGCAAAGCGAAAGGGCGCAAAGGTTTTTCTGGGCGCCCACCTCTCCGGCGAACGTAACGCAGCGTTCGAACGGCTTTACCGGCGCCGCGGCTATACCCCGGCCGAAAACACGCATCTCAGGATTCTATCGTAATGATCGGCACTGGTGCAGCTATTCTTGGTGCGGGCATTTTGGGTGCCGGCGCCTCAATCTGGGGCGCTAACAAGGCCGCCGATGCGCAGAAGGATGCCGCCAAGCAGGCCGCCGCCGCTCAGCGCGAGGCGATGGAGTACCAGAAGGCCAACTACGAGAAGGCCAGCGGCAATCTCTCGCCCTTCATTCAAACCGGGCAGGGCGCAAACAACCTGTTGGCCTCGTTCTACGGCTTGAACGGCGCAGCCCCCCTGAACGACAACGTTCTGCAGTCCTTCTACAACTCGCCCGACTACAAGTTTGCGCTCAAAGGCGGTAGCGAGGCCCTGGATAACTCCGCGGCGGCCAAGGGCAGCGTTCTCAGCGGCAACCAGATCCGAGCACAGACCGAATACGGCCAGGGATTGGCGACGCAGAACCTGCAAAACTACTTCACTAAGTTGGCCGCGATGTCCGGTCAGGGCATTACGGCAGGCGGGTATCTCGGCAATATCGGGACGGGTGTTGGCTCGCAGGTTGGCACCTCGGCCAACAACATCGGCAATTCGATCATGGCCGGCGGTACGGCAGAGGCGTCCGGCATTCTCGGCACGGTTAAGGGCATCAACAGCGGCCTGAATGCGCTCTCGCTATACAACCAGATGAGCAAGAGTAGTTATGGCGGGGGCGGCACTGGATTTAGCCTGACTGGCACGGGAGGGCTGTACTGATGGCGATCATTGACAACACCCTCGCGGCGCAAGTCCCGACGTTTGATCCGGCGACGCCGTTGGCGCAGGCCGCCAAGCTTCAAGCCGCGGACATGGAAATGCGGCAGAACCAGTTCAAGCAGGCTCAGCTTGAACTTGGCTCGGAGGCGCGGGGCCTTGCCGCTGTTCAGAACACCCCCGAGTTTCCGAGGATGTGGGCGGAAGCCGCCGATCGCATGTTGCAGAAGGGCCTATTGAACCCGCAAACTCATGCACAGTGGCGCAACACGCCGTCTCCGCTGCTTTTGAAGCAGATGATTGCGCAGACGGAAGACCCGACGCTGAGTTTCCGCAAAGAGGAGGCGGCCAGGGACCAGCGCAACACGGATCGTTCCTTCGGTCTGCAAAAGACCACTGCGGATCGAAATTATGGGTTGGCGGTGCGTGCGGCTGATCGGGCGGACGAAGGTGTTGAGGATGAGGCGGATGATCGCGCAAAGGCTGCTGCCAAATATGGCCTTGACCCGAAAAGCCCTCAGGGACAGAGGTTCGCGCTTACAGGTAAGCTTGAAGAAGGCGAACCGAGCCTTTTAACTGTAATGCAGCAGCGGCGAGCCGCCGCTCAGGCTGCGGGTCTTTCGGAAACTGACCCGGCATTTAAGCCATTCATGCTCACGGGCAAGATGCACGCCCCCGGCCAAGAGCAGAAGAGCGAGTTCCGAAAGGCGCTGGACAAGAAGGATGCTGACCGAGTTGATGACTATTCGGACAGGGCTCGTCTTGCCGAAGAGGGTTCGGCGACATTGGACCGTATCGATGGTCTAAGGGAGCAGGCATTTACCGGCCCGGTTCAGGGCAGGGTAGCAAATGCGCTTGGCCACGGGGCCACGCAAGCGCTTAGCGGTGCTGTGAACGAATTGAGCTTGGACATCGCCCAGAAGATGAAGGGCTCGCTATCCGATAGGGATATCGCGTTTGTTAAGGACCAGACGCCATCGTTAGGTATGGGCGGGGAGGCTGGCAAGTCTGCGTCGAGTGCTATCAGGGCGGCATTCGAGCGCACCCAACAGCGCGCGGCGTTCTATCGGACTTGGGCCGAGAAGAACGGTAGCATCGATGGCGCTGACGTGGCTTGGAAGAAGTATATCACGGAAAACCCGCTCACAATCGAGGACAAGAAGGCTCTTGGTGGTCGCAGGTTCAATCCCGAGTATAACAAAGACTTTGGTCGCTACATCAACAAGCAGAGTGATTACGGCGCTGGCGGGGATTCTATGCTCGCCTATGCCCGTGAGGCCATAGCGAAGGGTGCCCCGAGAGCGGAAGTTGAAAAGCGACTTCGCGATTCCGGCATCGATCCGAAAGACCTCTGATGGCGGATAACCCGTTTGCCGATCTGATCCCTCAGAAGGGCAAAAATCCCTTTGCGGACCTGATCCCAGCTAAAGCCAACTCGGCCCCCGCCGAGGAGGAGTCGTCTGTTCCGGCATTCATTCGTGACGTGCCGAAGGAGATCGCCGCAGAGGCAAAGTCTGGCGCTGCGGATGTGGCAGCTCTTAGCCGCCGGGGCGAGATGGGTGCTGTTGAGGGCCTGTTGTCGCTGCCAAATGCGGTTATGGGCGCCGCGCGGGTGGCACTGTCACCCGTGACGGGGGCGGCTCGATCTGTTCTCGGACACCCGATTGCTGACGCAGAAACGGCCATAGGCGGGCTTATCAATCCCGATGTCGCCAAGCAGCGGGAGGAAAGCGGCGCGGCCTACGAGGACGCCAAGAAGTCCGTAGACACCGCCTTGGCGGCGGGTCGTCCTTCCGGCACAGGACCGGGGCTGGCCCCAGGTCTCAAGCGCGTTGTCGTTGATACACCAACCCTGACCGAAGGGCAGGAAGTCGCGCTGGCCAGCGACCGCCTATCGAAGAACGTCAGCCCGGTTGATGTGCCGCGCGCCCTCGCGAGCGATAGCGTTGCGGTTCAGCGAACCGGGCAAGCGGTTAGGAATATTCCTATCGTCGGCGACTCCATCCCGAAGGCGACGGCGCGGCTCGGCGATCAGCTTGAGGAAGCGGCCGGCACGGTTGCGAGCCAGTTTGGCGGCGGTAGCGGCCCGAACGTCGCCCACAAGATCGGCGAGACTATTTCCAGCCAAGCCCAAGCCGAAGCGCAAGCGGCGAGGTCGGCGGCGGCTCAAAGCGATGCTGCTGTGTTGGCCGATTGGGAGCGTAGCGTTCGCGCTACAGAAGAGGGGATCGCAGGAGTAGAACAAAGCGCCCTTCAGCGTGCCCGCCAATCGCTCGGGGATATGTCACCGCAGGACATGGGAGAGACGCTGATTGCCCGCCTGCGTCAGGGCGAACAGGAGGCGAGAGCTACCAAGGAACGCCTGTACGGCGTCGCTGGCCAGACTGACGCGGCGGTAACGGCGGAATCCGCAGGCACTGTTCGGGCCAGGGTGGCTCAGTCTCTTGAAAATGACGGACGCGTGGTGGATGGCGTGCTGACGCCAGCCTCATCCCGGATGATGGATGAACTTCAGCGTTTCTCGACCCTGAATATAGAGAACAGGGCCGTTGGGGCACGCGCCCCAGTGCCGGCTGGCGAAGAGCCAACCCGCGCCGCTGTGAGCATCCAGGGCATTGAGCAGACCCGCAAACGACTGAATGCCATTGCGCAGGCGGCAACGAATGACGCGGACAGATCTGCGGCACGGCGCATTATTCGGGAATTTGATGCGTGGGAGTCGGATGCGGTCGATAACGCGCTATTCTCCGGCAGCCCCGCGGCACTTCAGGCTGTAAGAGACGCCAGGGCGGCGAATGCGAGCTGGCGGCAGCGGTTCTTCAATGATCGTGACGATGCCGATCGTGTCATCAATAGGATCGTGACGGGCGAAGTAACCCCGCAGGAAGTCGCCAACTACGTGATTGGCGCATCCAAGGTCGGCAGTAAGGGCGTATCGTCCCGGCTTCTGACCCGTTTGGCCGAGGTTACGGGCGGCGACGTTGACGCCATGAACGCCATCCGCGGGGGGGTCTGGAATAGGCTTTCCC